CAGTATTAGGTGGTTCCACAGCACTTGTAGGTGAGGACGGACCTGAACTTATTGTTCCTAAACAAAGTTCAACTGTTATCCCAAGAGAAGTAGCAGACGCAGTTAACGGCTTAGGTGGCGGCGGTGGTGGGGCCGTAAATGTTAATTTTAATATCACCACAGTTGATGCAAGGGACTTTGATCAACTACTTGTTGAAAGACGTGGAACTATTGTTGGAATTATTAACAATGCCATGAATCAACAAGGGAAAGTAGGAGTGACAGCGTAATGGCTTATATAGGATTTTTTCCAGTTAGTTTAGGATTTAAAGGTATTAAATTTACACAAAAAACAATTACAAAGAAAACAGAAACAGCAAGTGGAAGAACTACAAGAGCAACCAATGGCACTACACTATGGCAAGGCGTTTTAGCTTTTCCAGCTACAGCGGCTGGTGACTTTAGAGCAGTTCAGGCTTTTGTTGCTAGATGTCAAGGTAGTTTAAATGAGTTTGATTTAGTTGTTCCATCTGTATCAGATACTGTTAGCGGATATCCAAGTCAAGTAACTTATCCAAGTGCTGATGCGGCCGCTGGCGCGACTAGTATTGCTGTAACATCAAATGAAACAAGTAAAATAATTTTAAGAGCAGGCGATGTTATTAGATTTTTTAATCATACAAAAGTTTATATGGTTACAGAAAATGTTACTACCGACGGAGCAGGCGCAGGAACAATACAATTTCAACCAGCCTTAGTTACAGCAGTTGACAGTGATAGTGCTGGTGAAAATATATCAGTTAACCAAGTCGCATTTAGATTTATAATTTCTAATGATTTACAAGAATATGGTTACGATACTCAAGGATTTGTAAGTTTTGAAATAGATGTGCAAGAGGTTCTATAATGTCACGACTAAGAGGATCAAACACCAACACAGCATTAGCTAGAGATGCCCTTGTAACTTATTTGCTATTAGATCTTAATGGCACATATTACACAGACGCTCCTTATGACATTGTTTACGATTCTAAAACATTTTTAGCACAGGGAATATTTTTAAGTATTACCTCAGCTAGTGAAACTTCCGAAGTATCAATTACAAATATTACAATAACTCTTAGTGCCTTAGATCCAACAACAGTTGCTACCTTTGCAGTTAGTTCAATTATTAATAAAGATGTTATTATACACAGAACATTAATTGACCAAACTGACAATAGTGTTATTGACGACAGCACAGGTGATGGACCTATCTTAATATTTCAAGGACGGGTTGCTGGCTATCAAATTAAAGATGCAGTAAAAACAGCAGGGTTGTCTATACAAGTAGACAGTCTATTTTCTAACTTTGAAAAAATAAACTGTCGTAGATCAAATTTAAAAAACTTTCAAAGAGAATACCCCGCAGACTTTAGCATGGAATATTCACATGAAGCGGTTAAAGATATACGTTGGGGCAAGCTATGATAAAAGAATTCCAACCTTCAGACATCAACGGCATTTTAACATTAATGAAACATCATTCAGGGGAAGTAGGATTTCAATCAGTCCTACCCATTGATGATGTTTATTTGGCATCTCAATTAAAAAGAATATTAATGAATGATAGTATTAAATGTTTAGTAATGGAAAAAGGGGATGATATTATAGGGTATGCTATATTTTATCTACATACTAAATTATGGAATCCTACATTGTTTGGACAATTAGCGTTCTTTTTTATTTTAGATGGAGAACGAAATAAAATTATTGCAGATATGTTATGGAATGAAATGATTTCAATTTGTAAAAGCAATGGCGCACAGTTTTTTGAAAGTGATATTTGTGCGTTTAATAAAGACTGGCAAGGATCAACAGACTCAATACATAGAGCATCAACATACTTTGAACATAAAAACGGTAGCCACTGTGGCAATCATTATATACATAGGATAACAGTATAATATGAGTGGAGTTATAGATTTCATAGGTAACATTATTGGAAAGATCGTTGATATCGTTGTTGATTTCATCGGCGACATTTTCAATTTTCTATTAGCACCGTTTGGCACTCCTGACATACCTGAGCAAGCCGCCGTAGCAGATCAACAAGCGACTGGTGTAACTGTTACAAAGCAAGGAACCAATGTTGCTATACCTGTTGTTTATGGGTTTAGAAGAGTTGGTGGGGTTATGGTTCATGCAGAGACAGGATCAACCACTAACAGATATCTCTGGTGTGTTTACGCATTATCAGAAGGACAAATCCAAGGAGTAAAAAGAATTTTAGTTGACGACGTTGAACTTCCGTTGCCTAGCGAATATACTGGTAATAGTGGTGGGACAGCCGGAGGCTTTTATGCTAATGGTTTTAATGTTAACGTTAGCAGTGACAGGTTTGCAGGAAGAATAAGATTTCAATGTTTTGATGGCGGATCAGGCAACCCGGCAGTGGCAAGTATTATGGATGATGCACCGATTTGGCCAACTAAAAATAGAGCTATGACTGGTGTTGCTTATGTGGCGATCCGTTTTGAATGGAAAGAAATTAAATCACAAGCAGACTCTGAAAATAATCCTTTCAGAGGAGGCATACCAAAAGTTCAATTTGATACTTGTGGTAAGTTAACTTATAATGTAAGAGAAATGGCTCCAGTAGGAGTTTTAAATTTAGCTAATGACTATGCAGACTTAAACAAGACTTATAATACAAATCCAGCTAACTGTATTTTAGATTATTTAATGAATCCAACCTACGGTGCAGGTATTCCTAAAGAACAAATTAACGCATATAGTTTTTGGGTTGCCGCAAACAAATATGATCAAACAGTAACTTATAATAATACCTATACAGGCAAGGCTTTATCTTGTAACGGTGTTATTGATACTAACAATAAAATTTTAGCTAATGTAAAACTGTTAATTGGTGGTGGCAGAGGCATTATGCCATATACACAAGGTAGATATAAATTAAAAGTTGAAGACGGTGGACACGCCACAGACATTACTTCAACAGTTGTTGAGATTGCATATGACGTTGACAAGAATGTTGTCATTGGCGGTATTACTTTACAAGGTGAAAGAAAAAGAACCAAATTAAATCAAGCAATAGTAAACTACGTAGATCCTGATTTAGATTTTACCAACCAACAAGTTTTTTATAATGTAAGTGCTGATAAAACTATAGACAATGACGAAGAGTTGTCTAAAGAATTTACATTCCATACAATTACAAATAAAGCAATGGCATATGAAAATGCTAGAATGATTTATTTGAAATCAAGACAACAACGTTCTGTTAAATTTAAAGCAACACGAGAACTCATTGCAGTTGAAGTTGGAGATGTTATTCGCATAACAGATACAATTTTACAATTAACGACTGTATCATTTAGAGTAGTAAAAATATCTTTAAATGCTGACTTGACAGTTAGTATTGACGCAGTTGAACACGATGCGTCTATATATCCTGCAACTGGTGGCGTGGGACAATTAGATATTCCACCATCAATTTATAATCCTGATCCAATTAGTTTACGTCCAAGACAACGGGGTGCTCCAATTGTTCCGCTTGGAATTTTACCTCCAAATCAAGATCCAGACAGTTCGGGTGAACCTGAAGAAACAAATCCATTGCCACCAAGAGCCCCTGGGAACTTTAAAGTTGTAAACTTGTTTAAGGCTTATCCTAATGTTGACGTTATTAACGTTCCTAATAAATTTGCAATAAAAGATCAGTTTGGAATTGAAGGCTATGGACTAACAAAACTTAGTGGCTTTCATGTTAATATTAGTAGCACTAAAGGATTAGCATTTCACAACCCTAATGTAATTGGCACAGACAAAGAAGGTAGTGTAGTGTATGCAACGAAACAAACAGCAACCTCCGGCGGCAAGACTTATACATTGAATAAACCTATTTCAAATGATTATTTGTTTTGGCGTAACAGTCAACAGCTTGTTACTGGAGAATCATCTCAGATGGACGTAGGTTTGTTTTTAAATTTACCAACTGATCCATCCTTTGATCAAATCCGTATTAGATACTTTAATAATGAAACGGAAATAACTTCTGGAATTACTCAGTTTACTGGACCTTTTCATTTTATAAAGTTTGGAACTCAAGGGTTTAATGTAGGGCAGGTTAATTTTGTAAAATTTGATTGGAGCAGAGTGTTTGGCGGCGCAAGAGAATTTTTCCCAGATGGTAGTAATTTAGGAACCTATACATACTTTGATCCTATTGTAGGACGTAATTTAACAGGATCAAATATTGAAGCTTACCTTAACTACTTGTTACAAAATCCATTAACTGCTGTAGCAGGAATGGATGCAGGTGTAAGTCCTGCTGGAGGTGATAGTCAGGTGACAACTCACAATTTAGGAACTTAATATGGCTGGCAACGGATACTTTTCAGAAGGAATATATCAACCACTATCAACCGAGACGTGGGCAGGCCTAACCAATGGCTGGGACACTTATTCAGACAGTTGGAACCTAACTCCTACTTTACCTTTAACATTTACAACAGAAATCACAGACTATGGACGTATAGAAAAATTATTGCCTTTAACATTAGTAGGTAAGTCAGGTGCAATGACAACAACTATTGAATATGGAAATACCATTGACAGTAGTGGTGGAGCAATTGACAGTAGCACAAGCCTAGTAGTAAATGCAGGTGATACTGTAACTCCTGTTAAGGCAAGATATTTTCAATTTACTTTTAGTTTAAATTATGGCGATAGTGCCGGTGCTGACCTAACACCGAGTATAACAAGTATCACGACAGATTTAAATGCAGAAAAAATTACAGCAAGTTTTGATTCAATTGACTCAAGCACTTTAACAGGATCAACAGGTGCAAGACAATTAACATTAGACCAACCTATTTCACCTACTGTGGCTATTATTCAGCCACACTTAGATCCGCCGGGGTATATGGCGACAGGATATGTTACGACTGATTATATAGCTGATGGAAGTTCTAGTGCTAGACCAGTAGCCTATTTGGATAAAACAACAGATCCTATTACAGTAAATATATACGAATTAGATACATTTGGAAAAACAAAAAACATTGATTGCACATTTGACGCCATTGTTGTTGGATTACCAACAGCACTAGCAGACATTGATGGCAATATACAAAGAGGATAATCATGGCGTGGCCAACAAATAAACCAGCTTCAACAGCATTTGATAATGCAGATGATTCTATCAGAGATAGTCGTGCAGAAATAAGAATTATGTCTGACGCTGTCAACGATGTGGTTGACTTTATTGACACGACTGGAATAGCCACAGATAAAATTTTAAAATACAACGGCTCAAGAATGGTTGTTGCTGACGCAGTTAGTTCAATTAATTTTCCTGCGGCAACAGAAGTATTAGTGCCAGGCACAGGCACACAAGCAGTAACACTAGCCAACACCTCAACAACAATTTATAGAGCAACAGGTGGTGCAACAACTACAATTAACATTGAATGCACTAATGTAGCAGATGGTGTAAACAAAACATTGATGGTTCTAATAGACAATCAAACAAGTCCACTTAGGAATGTTAGTTTTCAATTTTTTTACAATGGCACGGCATTCACTGGAACTACTACACTAACATCAACAAGTGTAAACATAGCACAATTGGTGTGTATTGCTGATCCTAGTGATAGTGCGGGTAGAGTTGCTATTGAAATAATCAATAATACAGTAACGAACTTCTTAGACTAGGCTAAAACTATGGTTTTTTTAAGAAGATAATAAATATAAAAGGAGACATAACATGGCATGGGCCACAGCAGGAAATGTAATAACAACTAATTTAGATTCTGGAACAGATACGCCATCTGCGGCTCGTCCTAATCTAAAAGCGGCTCTTGACGAATTAATTATTGTAATTAATGGTCGTGCTCAAGCAAGTGGTGTGGCACCTTTAAACAGCTCTACTAAAATTGATGCAACGTATTTGCCAGATGAATTAAACACTTCATCATCAACAAATTTAACACTAGACCCTGCCACAGGTAAAGTAAATTTAGAAGAAATATTAAATTTAGCGCCACAGACATTAATACAGCTTAATGCAAGAACAGATAAAGTAGACGGTGACGTAGCTTATTGTTCAAATGGCAACGGTGGAGCTAAAACTATAGCAGTATACGACGGTAGCAATTGGAAAGTTGTCGCCCTCGGTGCTACAATATCTTAGGAAATGTAAATGGATCCAATAGAAAAAGCATACGCTGGACTTGATAAAAAACTTGCTCTGTTGGAGCAACGACTTGACATTATCCAAAACAATCATTTACATACGATCCAGGAAGATATTACTTCTATAAAGAAAGGCGTTAAGTGGTTCATTGGAGTTGTATTTGTTCAGCTAATTGCTGTTATTAGTGTGCTACTTACAAATATACCCGCATGATGCGTTATCTTAAAATTAAACCCGACACATATTCCTTGTCAAGAAAACAAATGTTTGGCTTTGACACTTGTCAATTCTGCGGCAATGTTGGCGAACACAATTACAGAAGATTAATATC